AAACTTAATAGTAAATTAAAATACTTAAAGATAGCCCGTTTTGTTATATATTATAAAAAAATGAGTGACGATACGAATGACTACACAATTGCAGTAAATAATAAAAAAATATATGATTTTTATAATGAAAACCCAAATGTAAACTTTGAAAGTGCAAATTTATTGTTAATTGATTTTATGGATTCTATATTTAATAACATGACTAATGATTTGAATAGTAATATTAATTCTCAATTGTTATCATTTATGAAGGATAATCAAACCAAGATTGAGAACTTTACAAATTCATTAAATATAGTGAACCAAAATGTAACCAGTATTACAAGTAATATAACTAATAGTACGATGTTACAAATGAATAATATGAAAAAAGAATATATCAATGATTTCTCACAGATTATTAATACTAATTCATTGACTATTAATGAAAAGATTAGTTCTCTTATTGATAAAAGTAACTCTATATTGGTAGATAAAACAACATTGATATTAAATGATATTATTCCAAAGAATCAAGAATCATTGCAAATACAAATTAAAGATAACCTTAAAGAACTTCATAATAGTATAACAACTGATACATATGAACTTACTAAAAATGTAAATAATAAGGATGCCCAGACAGAATTTCTAAACAATATTGAGAACAAATTAGGCAAGGTTATACAAAATATTCAACAACCCTTGTATTCTGTTTTATCTGCAACAGAAGAAAGGTTATCAAAAAATATTAATAATATTAAAGAAACCACTCAAGTTTCTCTTAATACACAAGACAAATTATTTGGAGAACTTGAGACATTCTTGGGAAAATACAAATCATCTACCCATAAAGGTAAAGTTGGTGAAGAACAATTATGTTCTTTGTTAAATAGTATTTATAATACTGCTGAAATTACGAATACTACAGGACAAAAGGCGTCTGGCGATTTCCTACTGAAAAGACTTGATAAACCGGTTATCATGATTGAGAACAAAGAATATAATTACAACATTCCAAAAGAAGAAATATCCAAGTTTATTCGTGATATTGATACTTTAAATATGTCTGGTATTTTTATTTCACAACATAGCGGTATTGCATTTAAAAATAATTTTCAAATTGATATTAATAATGGTAATATTCTAATATATATACAGAATTGTGATTATGATCCCGAGAAAATCAGGTTGGCAATTGACATTATTGATAATTTGTCAATTAAATTGAAAGATATTAATATAAACAATGAGAACATTCACATTTCAAAAGATATTATTGATGGTATAAACGATGATTATCGTTCATTTATTACAAATAAAGAATTGTTACACACTATCTTACGAGATTTCACTAAAAAAATGAATACACAAATTGATGATTTGTCTATGCCTAATCTGGACAGATATCTTGAACCCAAATACGCATACGTTAAAGATAGAGTTTTTATATGTGATTTATGTAACGACTTTGTTGGAAAGAATAAACAAGCATTATCATCCCATAAACGCGGATGTAAAAAAAGGAATAATACCGATACTACTTAATTTATAATATTAAATAATACAAAAATATTTATATGCCTACTTTCAAAAATAGGACAATGAAAAGTATGTCCATTTTTTTTTTCAAAGCCCATAAGTTTTTCAGAAAAACACAAAAAACCACTTCAGAGCATAATGCAGTGAAACCCGTTTTTCATGATTTTATTTGTTACTGAACTTTTTTTATACTTTTTGGAAAAAAGGATTTAGGAGTTTTTTATGTTATCATATTATAGATAATAATGGTAACCAATAAAACTCCAAAAAACTCCAAAAAATTTAATTGTGAAACGTGTAACTTTATATGTAGCAATAAACAAGACTATACAAGACATTTGTCCACTGCAAAACATAAAAGGATAACGAATGATAACGGAAAAACCCAAAAAAACTCCAAATCATTTATATGTGAATGTGGGAAAACATATATTTTTTCATCTGGGTTATCCAGACATAAACAAAAATGCACATATACTACAAAAGAAGAACCCAAGAATACAATTATGATTACAAAAGAAGAATCTAATATAGATTATAAAGCCATGTTTATAGAGGTCATGAAGAAAAATGATGAATTACACCAAACTATAAAAGAAATGGTTCCTCGTATTGGAAATAACAACACAATCACCAACAACAATACAAACAATAATACCTTCAATGTTATGTTATATTTGAATGATCATTGCAAAGATGCGATTAGTATTGAGCAATTTATGAATGATATTGTTGTTACCGACCAAGATGTCGTCTCCATGAGTAAACATAAAAAACCCGCAGATAACTTCGCGAATCTTATTATGAAATCCCTCAAAAACTTTGATGTTACCAAACGACCATTACATTGCACCGACCAACATCGTGGCACTCTCTATATCAAACATGATGAAGGTTGGGATAACGACAAAAATAAAGAACGGGATTTGGTGGAAATCAAGAAAGCGGAGAAATGGAAAAAAACGGATACAAAGGACCCAATCATTCCCAAAGCAATGAAGCAAACAATCAATACGAAATCATGGCGAGCAATTCGGGCGTATAAACAATCTCATCCTAACAGTTGTGAATTAGATACTCCCGAATATGTTATGACAGGTAAAGCCGAACAAAACACCTATTGTGATTGTACCGACCAAGATGAATTGAATACCATTACACATAAAATAACTAAACAATTATGCCCCACTGTACGACTAGATAAGAATTCAATAGCATAATATTCTTTATTTGTAAAAACTTTATTACAAATAAAGAGAACATCTGTATAAACGCTTATGTAAAAATGGAATAATGTTATATTATTTCAGAATTTTCTTTTTAACTTACGAGAACAACAACCAAAATCTATTATTATACATTGTAAATTATTTGATAATAGATTATTTGTTTCAAATTCTATAGTTGTAATATTGCTAATTAAATTATCTATTTTATCATTAAAACTTTTATCAACTACTTTACATTCTTTTATTTTTTCTATAAGTTTGTTATTATATTCTTCATCTATCAAATATACATCATTATGATATATATTATATTTTGTTTCTATATATTTCAAATAATTACTACCATTTTTATAATTAATAAATCTTCTCAATATTATATTTATTTTTTCATTATTTATTTCTACTTTTTTTATTAAGTATTTTAATTCTTTATCTATAATAATATTTTCATAATAATTTTCAATATAATAATCCATTTCAAAAAAATATAATATATGTGTTTCTCCATTTATGTAACCATATTTATATATTGTTGGAATAATTACTTTTTCGGTATTAATATATGTTTTTGCTAATTTTTGAAAATATATTTCTATTAAAAAATTTATACATAATTTTTCTTTATTAAAACATTCTTTATGAATATTTATAACTTTTATTATTTTATCATTGAATGGCTCTAATACACCGTATACATATATATTTTTATTTTCCATATCAAAATCTTTGTTTGTTAAATTCTTTTTTAAATGTTGATATCGTATTGTTCTATTATCAAATATATCTCTATATGTATACATTTTTAACTCGTTATACATTTTTTTTATTTCATTTACATCTTCTTCATATAATAACCCTTTTTCACATTTTTCATTTAAAAAAGATTCTATATTTTCTTTTACCATATAAAATAAAACATATTTTATATTATGTTTTATAACAAATAATATAATTTAATGATGTATATTTTGGATAATATTTTATTCTTGTACCATTTGTTTCATTATTACCATCTAAATTATTTGACGTTTCATCATTATATATTCGTGAAGTGTTGTCAACCCTATTTCTTGAATCAGAATTACTTTCTTGAGTTGGGTCATAATTAGAATTATGAGCATTTACTAAAAGTCCCCTTCCACTTAATGAATGAGAATGTTTCATTTGAGAATCTTCAATTAAGTCGTTACCACTTTGTATAACAGGTGCACCTTGATAATTTATTGTATTTACATTTTCTTTTGGACCGATTGGTATACGCAATTTAAAATTTGGAACATTAAAATGCGTTATCGTACCATCCGTTATCGTACCACCATATTTATCACCGATTACACCAAATAATTCAGGATAATCACCAATCTCATGACTTGTTCCATCACATAATAAAAAATTATTAGATATATTATTAATTGTCGTTCCTGCATATAATAATATTGTTCCTATATCTGTCGTTACTGTATTTTGTTTTTCATCTGTATTATATTCTAAATTATCTTTTGTTATTTTTAAAGCATTTAATGATGACATTTATATAATACATAAACATTCTTTTATACATAAAAATACGAAAATATATAAAGATTTATAAAATAATTAATACATGGAATTAATAAAAGTTTTTGATAACGTACTTGATAATTCTATGTGCAATCATATTATTAATATATACGAAAATAACCCGAATTGCCAGAAATCAGGTATTACTTCAGGTGGATATAATCCAAATACAAAACTAACTACTGATATTAGTATATCTAACCTTATTCATATTGATTTTTGGAAAATTATTGATGATATTTTAAACTCTACATTAAATAAACATATTCATAAATATTTTGAATATACTTCTTCATTAAATAAACATTATACTATATTTGAAGACTTACAAGATACCGGATTTTTAATGCAAAAATATAACAAAAATAATGGTTTTTTTAACTATCATCATGATTTTTCAACTATTTATGAAAATAAAAAGGTTTATTGTCGCACTCTTGTATATATTTTCTATTTAAATGATGTTGATGAGGGCGGTGAAACGATTCTATGGGATGATTATAAGATAAAACCCAAAGCTGGTTCATTATTATTTTTCCCTGCTACTTGGACATATCCACATAAAGGTAATATGCCTATTAGTCATGATAAATATATTATTACTGGTTGGCTTTATTCAAATCTGTAAAATTTAAATATTTGTATATTTTATTAAGAATACCATCACATTAAATTTTGGTAAATAATCTTCTGATACTTCATTATTTATTAATAAATTAGCTACATTAATATGGTTTTTAGCACCATATTGTTGACTTCCAGATCCGGGATCACATTTGACTGAACCTAAACTATTCATAATACCTGTTGTACTAAAATTATGTTTATGTTTAAAATTACTATTTTGTAACTTTTTTTCACCTCCGTATAAAGTTGTTGAATCCACCACGTTTTTAAAAGTATTATCTGTTATTCCTAACGGGAACCTTTCTATCATATTCGGTAATTTAAATTTATTTGAATCACCCTCAACACTACCATATTTATAACCTATTTTTTCAAATAATTTACCATATATTTCAATTATACTATTACCTTCAACTTCGGTTTTATCTAATGTTCTACCATCACATATTAAATAACCATATGGAATATTACTTATATCACCTGGCCACATTATTATTGAACCTATCATTGGAAATATTCCAGATTGTTTGGAACTATCATTAAATTGAATATAACCTTTTGTTACTTTTACTGACGACATTTATATAAACTTATATATATTTTAATATACTAAAATATACATATTATTTTTTTATTATAAAACGTACTTTTGTAAATGGTGGATAATACAAATTTGTAGTATTACTATTAAATCCGGTTTCATTAGTGTCTCCCTTATAATTTGCGTTCGAATTTGCAGACGGCTCATATCTAAATGCACCATTTCCTTGATGTGCGTTTTTTTTACCACTTACACTAGTTATCACTCCTGACGAACCATAACTAACGGTATGTTTATGAACAAATTGTGTTGGTTTTATTTGGTCATTACCCCCTTGTTTTCTGAGGGGATCCCATTCACTGTCATTATCTGCTAATGTACTATCACTACCCATTGGAAATCGCCCATTTAAATCAGGTACACGAAAACTACTTTCACCATCACCTCCATATGTGTAACCAATTACATTAAATAAATCTATCATGTCTGTTACATCTTTACTGAATAATGTACCATCACAATCAAGCCAACCGGTTGGTGTTCCTTCGCAAGCATACATTAATACTGTTCCTATCGGTGGCATTGCGGTTGTTTGAATTGTATTATCAATAAATCTTATTCCTTCACTATGAACACTTGTTCCTGTTGGTTTTGTATAAAATGTACTATGATAATCATCTTGTGTTAAATTACCGTCTGAATCATATATATCAATTTGTTTTCCTAATCCAGAAAGTACATCATTTAATTTATTATCATCTGCTGTACTATTTACCATCACTATATCATTAGTAACATTGTAAATACCTATTGCAAATAATTTTGTATCATTATTATAAGTTATGTAAAATGTTTTATACTCTATTGCTTCATTGTCATCTCGTGTAATTTGAATATAAGCTATACATTCTACATACTCGTATGATGATGTTCGTATATCATACCATAACTCTAATATAATTATATTATCTATATTTTCTGTTGGTATAACTGAAATATTCAAATCTACACACTGTTCTTTTAATAGTATGAGTGATGATAATTTTCTTGCTTGATACTTTGAAAACATTGGCACTTGAGGCATATTTGAATATATTCGTATTAAATTTACTTCGTCAAATGTTGTTATTCCAGTTGAACGAATTGTACCAGATAATAATTCACTAGTATATGTCCACTCATTTATCTGCAAATTATAATTCATTTTTCGTGATTCATAACTGATTTCTTCACTATTATCTGCTTTATGAGAATAAAATACCCATAAATATACTACAGGTGATGCATATATTAATCCGGATGAACCTGTTCCTTTTTCTACCCAAATTCTATGAATACCCACTACACTACGACCAGAATTCTCCGCTCTATATGCTACATCAAAATTTGATTTTATATGTGTATTTGATATCATTATTGGTATTCCATTTGTTATATCTACAGTGAAATACACTTCTTCTGTATATGTTTCTACCTCCATTAAACCTCCGGCTTGTACTATTACTGTTCTAGTAACTCTACTAGTATTTCCTCCCCCATCTGTTACCGAATATATTACTTCATATTCACCCATTGTTGAATTATCTATATTACTTGTAACTTCTACGCTTGAAGTTATATCTATTGAAGGTGTATCTAGATCTACTTGGTCTTGTGCTGTATAACCTGGTTCTTGATATACACTATTTCTATCCAGATAGAATGGATTATTACCCTGCAAAGTTATTACTGGCAACACTGAATCATTCATATTTATATATAATATTTTTATATATAATACTAAATTTTATCGCATTATAAATCTTCACCATTATAATCATATGACCTAATTATTGGAGTTTCACTCATTACTGAAAATGTATCTGTCATCACCGTATAAAGTATATTTACTGTTGCAAATTGTGTTTTTACTAATACATCGTCTTTTTCTTTATATGAATAAAACATGATTCCGTCCACAATTTCATCACCCGCACTTGAAGAATTATACCATAATTTATATATTTTTATTATTGAATGTAAAGGATATACTACATTATATTGTTCTTTCAAATCATCTCCTTTGTTATTTAAATGAGATAACCTAAATATACTATACTTCACTGTGTTACTTGCTTTTACACGATTATATACTTCTGTTGGGTTTTTAACTTTCCAACTATTTATGACTCTATCATATTCAAGTGATGTGTATAATTCAGATATTGGATTTGATAACCTATAAAATTTCATATAACAATCTAATATATGTGCATTATCAGTATCATCACTCTCATAAAACTTATCTATACTTATTTCTTCACCATAAGTTTCATTATATTTACTTATTAATTCTGGCATTTTTTGTACAAGATTGTAATCTATATTATGATAAATTTGAAAATAATTATTTGAAGATAATCCATCTTCTAAACCACTTCCTACGTTTAATAATGGTTGAATATTTGTTATTGTATTCCATTTACGTGTATTCTTATTATATTTTACATCTAATTTATTATAATTATTACTACTTGTTATTGAATCTCCATTTTCATCATAATCTTTTTTTTTACCATATATTTTCATACCAATATCACTTTCTGTTATACTTGTTTCAGCTACCGATAAAGAACTACTATCTATTAAAGGCAATTGTATTTTACAATCGCTTGAATATACTAATAAATTTTCACCACCCATATAACCATGATAGTAACAATATACACTTACTTTATCAAAATTACTATTTACCGTTATTTGTATATCTCCATGATAGAAATCATACGTTCCATCTGCGGTTGTTGATGTTACCGATTTACTAAATTTTTTTGTACTATCACCTGAATATGATATCTGTAATGTTCTTCCTGCATTTAATATTGCCATTGGATGTTCTTCTGGAATGTTCTTTATTGTATATGTTCCTGTTCCTAAACCATATTGATACTTTGAACTATAAGTTGTATGACCATTAAATAAATATTTATTTCCGCTATTATTTACCACTGATGCATTTGAACTTTTATAAAGACCTAACGTATACTTTATATTTAAAGATTCGGGAAGACCTATTTCACATGCTTCTTTATATACTAATAATTTTTCACCACCCATATAACCATGATGATAACAATATATACTCAATGTCATGAAATTACCTAATACTGTTACCGTGATATCCCCATGATAGAAATCATATGTTCCATCTGCGGTTGTTGATGTTACTGATTCACTAAATTTTTTTGCATCATCACCCGTATATGTTATTAAATGTGTTTTTCCTTCATTTAACAGTGCCATTGGATGTTCAGCTGGAATATTCTTTATTGTATATGTTCCTACACCCAAACCATATTTTTTATCTGCGTTATAACTCGTATCACCATTAAATAAATATTTATTTCCGTTATCATTTACAACTGATGCATTTGTTGACATGTAAAAACAAGAATATAGATATTGAGAACTAATTATTATTACTGTTCTAGTTGCGGTGCTTACATTACCCGCATTATCTGTTGCTGTATATGTTATTGTATATTCACCTTCTTCGCTAGTTTCGGTTATTGTATCACCACTTGTTACTACACTCACGGCTCCATCTATATTATCTGTTGCGGTTGCTCCTTCATCTGTATATGCACTACCCAATGTTACTTCTACTGGGTTTGAACCCTGTATCTCAATTACAGGACCTTCTGTATCTGGAATTTCTATTACATTTACTATTCTTACTGCTGAATTTCCAAATGATTGATGGTCATTCCTATGTATGTTTGTTATTATAAAAGGTGATAAATAATAAATCACACCTGTATAATATAATATTGGATATACACCTATAGTTGATGTATCTACATTACTTAATGGAATGGATGTAGATATTTCTAGACCTGTCCTCCATGTTGTTATTGCGCCCTGTTCTGTATAATTAGAATCTTTATATACAGTTACGATTGAATCACCATTTAGTGTAACGTCTGTAGTTCTATCTAATGACAACTTTATGTCTATACCTTCAGAAATATATCCAGAACTTGCAGTGAACCCTTTTGAAGTTAAATACTCGGGTATTGTTTGTCCAGATGTAGTTGGATAATCTAAATCTATAATATATTCATTGTTTGTATCATTATCTGTTATAGTAATTGGACCAATATAGAAATTTTCTTTATTTAAACCGTGTTGCATGAATATTATTTTAGCAAGTCCATTTCCTAAATTTCCATCTGTTATAGTCTTCAGCCCAGTGTCTAACTGCATACGTACCTCTGAGTATCCATTATTGTTAAAACTTATTTCTATACCGTATGATCCTTCTGGTACATCGTATAATATCTGGTAACTTCCCCCAGCGCCCATTTGAATAAATACATCATCTTGAGAATTACCAGTAATACTTTCAAGTATTATCTGCCCACTAGGCCCATTGGTGTGTAGATGATACACGTTTATCAATACCCTTCCGTTTGTTATTCCGTTTGCTGGAAATCCATGTTTTGAAAGAAGATCTAATTCTATTGCTTGACGACTATTATTAAATTCTAGCCAATTCATAGAATTACTAAATACTGGACTTGGTAATTGATTTGATAAGTTTCTTCTCACTACCCAATATGAATTATAAAACAACTCACCTTTTAAATAGTCTAACCTTCCATCAGACAGACTATTTATATCAAAATCAGGAGAGCTTTTATAAACTGTTAGTTCTGGTACACCGGCTAAATGAAAATACAGCCTGTTGTTGGTATGATATTTTGGATATTGGGTATCCGCATCATTATCTATAATACATGTAAGTTTAAATTGTATAACACCCGAACTTAAATAATATAATTCTATTTTTCTATCGTCACCAGTCTTTCCATACATGCTATATATAGTTCTGGTTCCGAAATTTGTGTCTTGTTTAACGTTACCAGTATCATCATTTTTCGTAATTAAAAAATTATCTAGACCAAGCTGATAATATGTTGATGAGATTCTTTCTAAAGTAATATAGCATATCCCTAGCATGGTTGTATATGCACCTAATTTATAGTATTCTGGTATTATACGTATTCTTCTAACATTAAAACCCACATAGCCATATTGATCTGTTGCTGTATATATTATTGTAATTAGTACAGTAGGTGAAGTTGCTGATGGAAAATCTGGGTACGCTGTAGTTTCAACTGTTAATGGATTACCATTTTTATCGGTTGCTGTTGCCCCTTCATCATAATAAGAAGCACCTGTTGTAAGCGTAGTAGTACCTTTATACATCATATATTCACTAGAACCATTTAATGTTACAACCGGCGGTGTTATCACTACTGGTTGTTGCGTTCCACCACTATCTCCACCACTGGCTCCACCACTATCTCCACCACTGGCTCCACCACTATCTCCACCACTGGCTACATTATCAACTTCTTCTACAACAGAAACTGTTCTATATTTTGTTTCTATATTACCAGCACTATCTTCTATTGTATATGTTATTGTATATGTTCCTAATGTTGTTAAATCTACGGTATTTAGATTAGTTATTACTATTTGGTCTGTTATATCACCATCTATAGAATCTATTGCAGACGCACCACCATCAACATATGTAGTTATACTACCTAATTCAATTTGTGTTGGATTATCACCTAATATTGTCAATACTGGGCCTACCGTATCAGCTAGTATATTTAAATCACGAGTGGCGGTACTTACATTTCCTGCATTATCTTGAACTGTATATGTTACTATATATTCTCCTACAATAGATGTATCTATAGTACTTTCTGTTATATTTGTCGCTTTATTTGTATAAGTTGCAGTAATTTGGTCAGTCACATCACTATCTGTATTATCTATTGCAACTACACCAATTTCCCTATAAGAACTCATACTTTTTTGTATTATATTAATGGGATTTTGACCTAACACAGTAATCAATGGTCCTTCACTATCATTTGCAGTACTTGAATTCATATCAAGTTTATTATACCATACCTCATTTATTTTTTTCAATCTCTTTGTACTATTATAATATGCCAAATATAAACTTCGTAATGCTTCTTTTGATGACGTTCTTACAATTGTATAACTATCAAAATAAAAATATGATAATTTATAATTATCTAGACTGGAAATTATGGAATATCCTGTATCATTTATTGTAGATTCTATTGTTACATTTGTGTACATTGTCCATGTATAACTTGCGTTGTTATTCTTTACTGTATATTTCATTTTTCTAGTTTCAAAAATAGGCTTTACATTTCCACCTTCCAAGTAATATGGTTTTAACATTTCTATTGTTATATATTTTTCATCAGTATCTGTAATGGGTTCAATTGGAGTTGCACGTTTATCTAATATATCTTCTATAGCAGTTTGGTCTGTTAACACATATACCCATACATCTACTTCTCTGGTTGTGTTATCATAATCCATATCAAAAGCATTCGTTTCATTATACCATATATTAAAAATTTGTATATAATTATATAGTGAATATCCAGAATTATTTAATAATGTATTTACTCTATTTATTGAAGTTGATGACATATTTATTTTAAAAGGTTCCAATCCACTATAAAAAGATGTATAATCAGATAAATCTGCTTCACTTAAACCATTACTTGTTACTGATGCATTTACGCTTGTCATATAATCTATCCATTCATATGTACCATCATTTTTTGATAGAAACTCTATTCTACGACTGGTGTACAAGACTTCATTATTAACAGTAGAATACGCATAATATATCCAACAATCTGTTCCACCTGTTATTTGAGTATTATTATACCACATATTGTAAATTTCTTTTAATGAACTCACTTCGTCAAAACTATTTATTAATGTAGCTAAATCATCTCTTCTTATATATGCAATTGATGAATTAAATGCTACTGTATCTAGTCCCCCCTCTACTATATTTACAATTCTTGTTACTATTGTATTATTTCCCGCATTGTCGGTTACACTATAATTTATATCATATGTACCTGGAGTAGTCACATCTACATTACTTGTTACTGATACACTACTATATAAATCACCATCTACATTATCGGTTGCAGTGTAACCTGGTTCATTATATGTACGATTAGCTTTTAAAGTATATGGATTGCTACCTGTCAATGTTATTACTGGTCCTATTATATCTATTACATTTACTGTTCTTGTTGCCGATGTTGTATTTCCAGCATTATCACTTACACTGTATGTAACTTGATATGTTCCGATAATTGATGTATTAACATTTGATGACGTTTGTATACTATTTGTAATGTTTCCATCAATATCATCATTTGCAGATGCACCTTGATCAGTGTAAGTATTCCCGACTGCTATATCGGCCGGATTATTGCCGTTAATTGTAATTACTGGGCCAGATATATCTATTACATTTACTGTTCTTGTTGCCGACGTTGTATTTCCTGCATTATCACTTACACTATATGTAACTTGATATGTTCCGATAATTGATGTATTAACATTTGATGACGTTTGTATACTATTTGTAATGTTTCCATCAACATCATCATTTGCAGATGCACCTTGATCAGTGTAAGTATTCCCGACTGCTATATCGGCCGGATTATTGCCGTTAATTGTAATTGCTGGGCCAGATATATCTATTACATTTACTGTTCTTGTTGCCGATGTTGTATTTCCTGCATTATCACTTACACTGTATGTAACTTGATATGTTCCGATAATTGATGTATTAACATTTGATGACGTTTGTATACTATTTGTAATGTTTCCATCAACATCATCATTTGCAGATGCACCTTGATCAGTGTAAGTATTCCCGAGTGCTATATTGACCGGATTGTTACCGTTAATTGTAATTGTTGGACTTACTTCATCGCCTCCTACAATTACAACTCTTGAAATTGATATTGATACGCTTGAATCAGGTGAGTCTATGCTTGCTGTATATGTTAATGTATATTCCCCACTAGTATTTACATCAACTGAACCCGTTATTTCTACTGTATATTGACTACTAACATCGCTCCCATTAGCATTTTTTATAGTATAGCCTGGTTCCACGTATGGTGTATTCGGCGTTTGATTATATGGGGAATCACCTACTAATTCTATTGTTCCTACTTCAAATGGACCATTACCATAAAATTCTACCTCTGTTATTTGAAAATATTGCACAGATGTCCATTTTGTTATATTCAAAAAATAGTATTGTGACGATGAAGTATTGGTCGTTGAATAATAGTTACTCCAAGATGAGGCAGTACCTGCAGCACCAGTTGCATCTATTATTACTGTTCCTGATTGGTCTGTATTACTTGATGCGGTGCTTAATGTAAAATCATCAATAGCATGCTGATTATACATACGAAAATGATCTAACACTATACTGTCATTTAGTTTAAACCACATTTTCACTAAATTATTAGTAAAATTTGAATGACCGACTGGAGCTATGTAATGCAATATCCTACCACCATTAGAACCACCAGTATTAATGGTCCCATTATAAAGTAAGTCTAAGTCACTAACATAAGGGGTTGTATTAACATCAATTAATTGTGTTGCCATTTATATAATATATTTATTATTTATCGCATTATATTACATATTGTTCAAATATCGCTTATTTCACATATAATTTACTGCATAAACATATATTTATTGTAAAACAATTACTAAATCATATGGGTATCAATGTTAACTTTAAAACTATTTTTATAAATGGATATAAATACAATCGGGTATATCATGTATACCCGGTTAGCTCAGTCGGTAGAGCGCACGCCTTTTAAGCGTGTGGTCGAGGGTTCGAGCCCCTCATCGGGTGAAAGGGTATGGGTACACCTACTTCATTAAGTAAAGTACCCATGTAAAGGAAATGGAGAGACATATAACTATTACAATACAAAAATAGTGTCTCATGGTTTTAAGCGGGGTAGAGGTACTTAAGACCGACCTGAATATGTCGTTAAACTATTCAACTGCGCGGTTGTCCGAGTGGTCTAAGGAGCCAGACTTAAGACCTGGTAGCTATGCTGCGTGGGTTCGAACCCCACACCGCGCAAACACATACCCTCATTGGGTGAAAGTGATAAAACCACTATAAAAGTTTTATTAGCTCTTATAGCTCAGTGGTTAGAGCACCGGTCTTATGATAAATTATAAGCAAGCCGGGTGTCTGCGGTTCGATCCCGCATTTGAGCATCTACGACCCGAATATGTCGTTAAACTATTCAACTGCGCGGTTGTCCGAGTGGTCTAAGGAGCCAGACTTAAGACCTGGTGGCGTCAGCCTCGCGTGTTCGAACCACGCACCGCGCAAAAATCACTGCATTATGCAGTAAACCTATATTTTATAATAATTCATTAATTATTTATTATAAAATACTTTCATATTTCCAAACATATCCTGATGCTGTCTTTGCATTATCATTACAACATCTACTTATACTTGTTCGTGATATACCTACATAATCTGCTGCTTCTTTACAACTATCAAATGAATTTAATCTGTTTCCCTCAATATCAAACTGTATTATTTTATTTTTTCTTTTATTTTTTAGAGTTATAATAAGCTTATTTATAGACTCTTGTGTCATTATACTTCGTATAAGTCCGTTTTTATGTTTTGTTTTCAAAGTTTCAGCTATTTTTTGTTTTGTTTCTACATGATGTTTTCCAGAATTTCCCCCCAATCTCAAATTGTATCCATTTGGTGCCAAACAATTATATTTTTCAATGTATTGAATTTCCATATCATCTAATTGATTATCAAACGTTATACATACTAACTTGAACACAAAATTGTCGACACTGTATTTGTTAATCGCAGATTTTAGATATCTACAATTGCTTCCCTTTTTCAAATGTTCTTTCCAACGTTTTTCTAAGTCTTGTATTGTTTGCCCAACATATATTTTATTGTCGGTTTTATTCGTTATTGTATAGATATATCCCATCATATACAATATAAAATATGTCTTTTTATATTACTAATATAATGAATAAGTAGATAAATTGTATACACCTTTGAAAATTTATCTATATTTATATATTTATTACAAATAAACTGGGATTTCCATTATTCCATATTGATTTTGTAATTTATATATTTGTCACATAGATTCTTTAAGTTACTTCTCTAATTTATTCTATTATAAAATATTTCCGAAAAACTTATGGCATCACTTTTCAAAAATGGACATTTTTAAAATGTCCATTTTTCAGAATCGCAATAATAAATTTTCCGAAAAAAACTGGATTTTTACTTTCAAAGCATAATGCTGTAAAAACAATAATTATTATTTTTGCATGACTGCACACTTTTTTTTTAAAAATTTTTTACGTTTGACATTTTAGGGGTTTTTCTCATTAGTCAATATACTAATGAAAAAACCCCAAAAAACCCCAATGAAATATATATGTGAACCTTGTTCCTTTAAATGCAGTAATAAAAAAGATTATAGTCGTCATATTTCCACTGCAAAACATCAAAAACTAATAAATCCTAATGAAAAAACCCCACAGCTTTTTAGTTGCAGTTGTGGAAAAATTTATAAACATATGTCTTCATTATGCAGTCATCGTAATTCATGTTATCATTATAATTCAAATAACATAACTAATATTGATACTGATAATACTTCATCCAATATTGTTATTGAACTGCTAAGACAAAATCAAGAATTCAAGAATCTTATGATTGACCAAAATAAACAAATACATGAAACAATGGAAAAATTGCAACAGTCACAAGATCAAAATGTTGAACTTCAATCCAAAATGGTGGAAATATATAAAGAAGGTAAGACCATTAATAATAATAATCAAAAGTTTAATCTTAACTTTTTTCTTAATGATACCTGCAAAGATGCAATGAGTATTACTGACTTTTTAAAAACAATGAATGTGAATTTTGATGAATTAGAATATATAGGTAATCATGGATATGTCAATGGAATGACCAAGATGATAATGGACCGCCTTAAAGTTATGGATGTAACAAAACGACCAATACATTGTACAGATATAAAAAGAGAAACAATGTATATAAAAGAAGATGATGGATGGAGTAAAGATACAGAAGAACTTACCAAATTACGTAGAATATTAAGTAGTATTTCTATGACAAATTATCGTACTGTTCCGGATTGGAGAAATGCTCACCCGGATAGCGAAGTAATGGACAGTCGTAATTATAATTTCTGTTATAAAATGATGAGATTAATATTAGGTGATGTAGAAGATGAACAAATTAAATTAGATAATAAAATAATAAAAACTATGGCAAAAGAACTATTTATAAAAAAGGATAATTAATCATCTCTCAAAAATTGATATAAAATTACTTATTCATATTATATTAACACTATAACATGAATATTGACACAATACCATTTCAAGATATATGTAATTATTATGATAATATATTAAATGCTGATAAATCTACATATAAGTCATCCAACGATGAACCCACACCTATGCTATGTGTGGAAGAATTGGTACAATCCATACCTACAGATTTTTGGAAACAACCTAATTTAAAAATTCTAGACCCATGTTGTGGAAATGGAAACTTTGGTGTACATTTATACCATAAACTGATAGCACATCATAGTTCTAATGATATATTAGAACAAATTTTAGAATTTAATGATATTAACGAAACCAGATTAAACAATGTACGAAGTGTATTTAATAATGATGCATATCAATTACAAATTACAACAAACGACTTTTTAAGTACTGATTATTCACAGTTGTATGATTTAATTGTTGCAAATCCACCTTATGCAAAGTTACTTGAAAATGGTAAGAGAGCTTCTAAAAATCATAATTTAATTAAGGACTTTATTCAAAAATCATTAAAATGTTTAAAACCCGGTGGATATTTATTATTCATTACACCCGATAATTGGATGTCTTATGCAGATAGAAATGAATTAATTAAGATTCTCACGCAATTACAGATTCTACGACTTGATATTCATAGAGCAAAAAAATATTTTAAAAAAATTGGTTCTAGTTTTACATGGTATCTTATACAGAATACACCTTCATATAAGGATATTAAGGTTAGTGGTATATGGAAAAAAGTAGAATATACTAGTCTTATACCTTCTATGGAAAGAAAATACATACCATTGTTGTATACAAATGAGGTTTATAATATTTTATCCAAGACTGTTGATAATAACAGTTTGGATAAATTCAAAGTTCAAACCAGTAGTGATTTACATAGATATACCAAACGAGAATTTATACAAGATTCACCCGATGATATGTACAAATATAAATTAATTCATACACCCAAGCAAACGTGTTATGCTTCTAGACCACACAAATTCCAAGACGGGTATAAAGTGTTCATTTCTACTACAGATAAATATAAAGTCTTTGTTGATAATTGTGGTATGACTCAATCTATTGTCTTTATTATATGTTCTAGTCTTGAAGAAGCTAATAAAATAAAACTAATTCTTGAACATCCATTATATGTATTTATTAATAATTTGTGTAGATGGGGAAATTTCAACAACATCCGTATTTTGCAGAGTTTCCCGATTCCAGATGTTGATGATATTAATGAAATTTATAATCATTTCAATATTACTGATCACGAAATAGAATTTATTAATACACATTAACATAAATATATCTTACTATTACTATTATGGAACCACGTCCTGATTGGAACACATATTTCAAAGATATTGTAAAAGTTACTGCTACACGTTCACCATGTGAACGCCTTAAGGTTGGATGTCTTATTGTAAAAGATAATCGTATTATCAGTCAAGGATATAATGGTTTTTTGCCGGGTTGTCCACATACAAGTATTGTGAGAGATGATCATGAACAAGCTACTATACATGCTGAACAAAATGCTCTTTGTGACTGTGCTAAGAGAGGGGTTTCTTGTAATGATGCTACAGCATATATTACTCATTATCCTTGTTTAATCTGTACCAGATTATTATTAGCATCTGGTATTTGTGAAATTAAATATATAGATGATTATAAAAATGATGAACTAGTTGAATACTTTGTAAAACAAAAAAACGTGTATTTACATAAAATATAATTATACATTCGTTTTTTGTTTATTTTATTCCTTTTTTACTTTATAATTGGGGTCAGCATTATCACATAATTGTGGTATATGACCTGTTATTTTTTTAAATAAATCAATACAGCGAGCTTCATATGCATGATACGTTTGTGCAATGACATTTGTTGGTGTTCCCAATATATCTACTTGAACGGTCACTTCCGGTAATTTCCAGCTATAAAATTCCCATTTATTGCCTTCCAATAAATCATGTTCTATTGTATGATATAAATGAGCATTTGTTACTGACATTTTTCCTGGATTTGCTTCACCATGCTTATTCTTTCTTTCAGCTACACAGTGACCACATAAATATGATCCCCAACGAGCTTTCATTCCAGTTCGTGTACCGCCTATCTTCATTATTTCGTTATTTCTTACAATAATATAAATATGCTCCGCTGTTTCTTTCCATAAACTATCGTTTACTGGAACGGTTTTTATTGTTGTACGTCTAGATTCTGCATCATCTAACGTAATATCTGCCATCTTTGTAAAATTTGAACCCACTGCTGAATTACAATAATCTTCTACTGTTAATTCCTCTCGCACCAGTATCTTCATCCATTTGGCACGAGCCACTTCACCCGCTATAAACTTTGTATTTGTCAACATCTTAATCATTATACATAGCTTTATTGTTATATTTTTACTCAATTTTTTACATTTATTCACTATAAAATTGATATTATTTTTAACTATTTTTATAATAATTAAAAATACGATGAAAACACGTAGTCAAACCGCTAAACAAACTCTTGATGTTAATATTAACTTTGATGAAGCCAGTCATTATTGGAATGCCAATAAAAAGAGAACTGGGAATGGTACTTATAATTATGTTTGTGGAAAAACATTAAAAAACGGCAAATTTTGTAAAAAAAATATTAACAATAACCAACTTACTTGTCATATTCATACAAATCATGAATAGAAGATATACAATCATTTATAAATTTGGAATCATTTTTTGTTACTTGATCAGTATAACGAGAAGTTAATAAACTAGACATTATATTATTTAAATCACCCATACTTGCTTCCATACGTAACAATTCACCCGTTTTTATGTTAAACAAACGAAATACCATTTCATTTTCTTCTGTTTCATCATCTATATATCGCATATTCCATAACCACGCGTAAATTGCCACTTGTAACATATGGTCATGTGTTAATTCACTTGTACATTTAAATTCCCAAACCGTTGTTTCTGTTATTAAATCTACACGGGCATTAAAACGGAATTTTTTACCTGGTAGAATACGTTCAATAAATCTATCTATAGATTCATGTTCATCCTCCATTGATGCTGTCATTATATATTCTTCTATCAAGGGTGTACTATCTTGACAATCTGGACTTACTACATTTCGTAACCGGGTTTTACATAATGATACTACTTCTTCGGTCAACCAATTATAATCATCTCGGTCTATTTGATTTAATTTAAAATATAAAGATTCCTGTATTGCTGTATTAATATTTGCCATATACAAATAATCATTTACCGATTCTATTGTTTCTGGTAAATTATCAATAATTTCCAATAAAAATTGTTGCTTTTTTTCGTGTATGTTCTCTATATTCATATCTATTATATCATATAACACACTATCCTTTGTTTTAAAACTATCATTTTCACTGAATGCATTTAACAAATGGTCATAATACATACAGGGAATTGCTATTCCATTTAAATCACTTACTTCTTCATAATAACCCTTTTTTGTTTGTATTATTCCTGGTATCTCTATGTTCTCTATTACTTCATTTTCTGTTATAAAAATACGGTCCAATATTGAACATATATGTTGATTCGTTTCTTCAGGTATAAATTTGATTAATTCGGTTGGTGTAACTTTCGTAGGTAAATTTGATTCTATTTCATCTACCAACAAAAATAAAGATTTGTGTTGACCACGAAAATTAATATATTCTTCTTTTTTCATATCAACATGAGTCATATGTAAAAATTCTAATGGACGGTCTTCACGTCTTGTATCACTTTCAAGAACATATAACCCTTTTAGTGCTCTTGTACATGCTACATATAATGTATTTGGACAGATTTCACGTGGCAAATTTCTTGCATAATACTTGAAATATGAATTATCAAAACCTATCACAAATACATATTTTCGTTGTCTACCTTTTACACAATGAAATGTTGAGAACACTATTTTACCATCTATTATTCTTTGGTCTATATCGCTATTTTCTAGCATTGGTACATGACAAGGTATATTTCGTTCTACTAACATGTTCTCTAATTTACGAATATTACTACGTTCCCCTTTCACTGATGGACCTAATATGAATATATCACTGGGTTTTACACCCTCATCAAACAAACGATTTATTTCAGCACATACAATTCTTTCCATATTATATCTTGAATTGCGTATATACTGAACTGGTACGTCATCTCTACAAGCATCCATACGGTCTTCACCTATCATTACATTATTTACAAATGAGCTCATTTGTTTTGTTATTCTATAAGACATCTTCATTGTACATTTTTGAAATTTATCAGTTCTCAAAGATGGGTGTTGTTTCCATATTGTTTCCGCTAATGTTAAAAACCGAATATCTGAACCTTTAAACTCGTATAAACCCTGCATATAATCACCTAATACTAGTAGTTGAAATTGAGAACCTGTGTCTTTTCCAAATTTTACCATTAATTGATAGTATAATAATGTCATATCCTGTGCCTCATCTATTATTAACATATCAAATTTGGGGATATTTCTACTAGGCTTTGTATCATTCATCACTATTTTCTTTATTTCATTATCTACATGTGCCTTACAAGAATAATAACATACAGCCAAACTATGATAAGTATGAATTGTTAAATTTTCTATATTTAATTCTTTTGTTTTTTCACGAACCTCAAATTTTAATGACTTATTGTAAGTGATTTGTAACAATTTTTGAGAACCCAACTCTTTGGCTATATTTAATATCAATGTTGTTTTTCCTGTTCCTGCTACAGCATCTACTACTATATTATCACCGGTTTTTGCTACATCTAATATATTTTGTTGTTCTTCACTTAATTGTTGTTCTCCATTCAACATTTTTTTATATACAAAGAGAACCTGATACTATTATAATAAATTATTTTAATTATATATCGTTTTTTTATATGTTTTATCAATTTTTTGGTATGACTGATTAAAGTTCTCTGATATATTGGAAATATTATGTAAAAAAACTTTATTTATTAAGTTACAACTTTATAATTATGTAGAATTACCCACCACCAGCCGCACGCATACCCGGATTATTATAACGCAAACGAGCTGGTGCACGAGGTGCACTCATATCACTAATCCAAGATGATGATTTTATATACAACTCACGCACCTTATATAATTCTTTTTTATTTAATTCAACATTTATAGTTGATTTTGTAGTATTCATTGATGGCATTTTACTTATTAGACGTCTTGTAGTTAGTTATTAAAAGTTAATCATCTATATATTCTCAATTTTTCACATAATTTTATTAACCATTAGAGAACCTGGAATAAATAGAATTAAAATAGTAACAAAATACTTAATATTTGATGTTTTTATAACAATAATTATTCATTTTTATTATAGGTTCTCTATATCACCAATAAATTTTATAAAAAAATATTCAATATCCAGTTTATCACTTATTTATTTGTTAATTACTATTATGATTATTATTTTTTACAAAATTAAAATGGAGAATAGAGAACCTGGATTATAAATATTCAAATTATTTATTAAAAAACAACAAAATTAGAGAACCTATTTATGAATTGTCTGTAATGTTCTCAAAAACCATGAAAATAGAGAACCTTTTTGTGAATTGTTTGTAATGTTCTCAAAAACCATGAAAATAGAGAACCTATTTATGAATTGTTTGTAATGTTCTCAAAAACCATGAAAATAGAGAACCTATTTATGAATTGTTTGTAATGTTCTCAAAAACCATGAAAATAGAGAACCTTTTTGTGTATTGTTTGTAATGTTCTCAAAAACCATGAAAATAGAGAACCTATTTATGAATTGTTTGTAATGTTCTCAAACGTGTAGAAAATTGATAAAAAATAAATAATATATATTATCTTAAATTTATATTATTTCTTACAGTAATAATGACATCTCAGCGTACTTCAAGACGTCTACAAGGTTTACCACCACAGAATGAAAAAATACATACAATTAAAAGTATTATAAATATTATGGAAATTATTTATGATAATGGTGAAGTATATCGTGGTCAAGTAACAAATAGCATGCGACATGGTAATGGTCAAATGATATATAATAATGGTGTTGTATATGAAGGATTGTGGGAAAATGATATTCCCAAACAAGTAAAAATTTATACACAAGAATAAAGAATATTTATAGTATTAGAATAAAAAAAATAAAAAGCATCTGTATTGGTGTTTTTTATTTGTTTTTACGTGTATAATATTGTTTTTTTCTGGTTTTAATACCAGGATTTGTTTTAAAATTTTTGTTATATTGAATGGCTCTTAAAAGACGCATTTGTTTCATAGCATTTTTTTTACTAGTACATTTTGCAAATGTTTTTTTATTTACAGGATTATAAACACGATAACAATTCTTATTTCTAACTTTACGGGTTTTATATGGCATAATTATAATGTATTGTTAGATATTTTTTTGATTAAATCTATATCATTAATAATTTCACCATTTTTTTTGATAATATAACTAGTATTTATTTTATAATCTAGTCTAGAATGACACCATTCATTAGAGTTTATGTATTTAATTTCATGTTTAATAATTTCATTATATATGTTATCGCAATGTTTTATCGTTAATGTACTGTTGATAATATCATTATATTTATTATGAATATTGCTATTCATGCATGTATATTGAAATGAAATATTATATTTGTAATTTTGAATAATATTGTTATATATATATTTGCTATTTATGAAATTAAACGTGCTATACCATCTCATAAAATGAGTATTATTTTTTAATAAAAAATATATCAAACTATTAGAGTAAGGTAATGGTTGTATAGCTATTTTTGATAATTGATACATAACATATAAAATAAAAATTATTTTATATAGTTTATTGTGATGGTTTAGATTTGGATGCTTTTAGTGTTTCTGGCGTTTTTGGTGATTTTTTGGTGATTTTCTTGGTGAAGGTGATTTTCTTGGTGAAGGTGATTTTCTTGTTGAAGGTGATTTTTTTTGTGTTTTTCTTGGTGAAGGTGTTTTTTTTGGTGAAGATGATTTACGTTTACGTGATTTATTAGGACTATCTTTAAATAATTCTTCTCCCTTAACAATTTTACCATGTTCATCAAATACTGGTGCATTTTTCGGGTGTTTAGTTGTAAGTGGACAAAGAACATATAATGAGTTTATAAATTTGCTTTGCATAGGTGTTAATGTAATTGTACCTTTTCCATCACTATATAACTGTTCATTATTATGTGTATTAAATGGACAACGAGTATATAAGACATTTCCATTTCTATCAGCTTTTACTGTAGGAGGAAGATCTGTATCTTTATAATTATAGTTAAGAGTTTCTATCTTTTGTTTTAGTTTCCTAATTGTATTATCTTGTTCTCTTATTATATTGTGTAATTCAGTGTTATTAACTGGACTATCTTCTATTGTTGATTCTGTCCCAGTAGATGATATATCCATTTTATTAAATATATGTGGCATTCCAGTACTCATATTTTATTATTATCTATATAATAATAAAACATTTTTACAAATCGTACATGGTTTTAATTTTGAGACAAAAAGAGAAATTGGTGTCATTCATTTGTATAATTCTACCATATTCATCAAATAATCTAATACGTAGTCTTTGTATATCAACAGGTCCAAAATATACGCGTGGTTCAGAGACAATACTCATTTCATTGTCTAAAAGCATGTTAAAATGTGTACCCTTAATAGAGATTCTGGCTAAAATATCATCATTTAAAATAGATTGATTAAAGATACTGATAAACGGACTATTAGAATTTTTGTTGAAATCATCAACAGATAAATAGATGTATCTGTGGTTATTAGGTTCAATAATGGATTCCCCAGTATAAAAAAGTTGATTTTCGTAGATAGGTTTTATAAATCCTAAATTAGATCCAATTCTTTTATTAATAGGTACATTACAAGGTTTTCCTTCAAGATCTCGTGTAAAATCTAATGTAATAGAATTAATAGTTTGAGACTGTGTGCCGATAGGTCCCAATGTAACTTTACCACTGCCGGAACCATCACTAGTTAAATCTAAAGTAAATCTAATATATGAAAAAATAATATCGGGTTCTAATAGATTACCATCGTCATCAGTGGGTGATATAACATTATTAATAGTTTCAATTAAATCATTAGGATTGTAGTTTCCGTCGGGAATAACAAAAATTCTTTCAACATCAACTGTAGAACCATCAGTAAGTTCGGGGTCATTAAAATTAATTTTAATGTATATAAAATTGTTATTGTTGTATTCAGAAATCCCATAAAAGTTTAATGGCATTTCTAATGCACTTAATTCCATAGAAACAACTTTATTAAATTTGCTAGTTAATTGAACAGTAAAATCCGAACTTTGTGTAGTATTAATAGATTCTCTAAAACGAGTGTCAATATTTACACATTTAGTAATAACTCTAGTATTAATAGGATTAATTCTACCAGGTAGAAAGTCACTATTACTAGTGTATATATATTCAGTAACGGGTCGGTTTAATAAATTATTTTCTCTAGATGCGATAGTATTTTCAGGAACAGGGTCGTTAAATTTATCTAATTTATAATTTTTTGGAATAGTTGTAGGATGATGTTGTTCATCTTTACATTTTACAAAAATAAGTTGTTTTTTTGCAGATTCTAGAAAATCAATTAAATTTCGTTTAAATCGTTTATCAATATGTCCACTATTTAATAATTGTTCTCTGATTTGGTATTCCTTTAGTTCAATATCAGCAACGGTATATTTCTGTTTCTTTTTTAATTTAAAGAAGTTTTCCAAATCATGAATAGTATAATTATTAATATCTAAATCAAGATTTTCCATTACTTATTATCTTTGTATATAATTATATACTTTATAGATAAACAAATAAATACGTTTGAAATAAATAATAGGATTTAATTCTTTTCGCGATTATTATTATAGAAGGAAAAAAATATGAATAACGAATACACTAGAAGATTAAGACATATGCATAAATTATCATGTAATAATACACCTGATTGTTATACATATGAACATACACACGGGTTACCATTACAAGATTATCCAAATTATTCAGTAGTTCCATGTAATACAAATAGCACTAATCAAACAATTTTAACAGATCCAAGTAACAATGTGCAATTATGTGTAGTAGAAAATGAAGCACACAACGAAGTACATGTACAACATCATAGTGAACAAAAATACATTACAAAAACAATAAAGGAATATAAAGTAGTTCCAACAAAAAATGGTACAGTAGGGTTTTTAGTAGAAAAATGTTTACCATTTAAAGCAAATATGCCGATAAGTTGTAGTGTAAATGGTCATGAAGAGAATTTTTTTAATGGTATAATATTTGATTATGATAAAGAAATCGGTTTTTTATCTATTGGAGATATTGATAACATTACAGGTGATTTTAGTGAAAGTTCCATATACGATATAAATTTAATATTGTTTGATCCCGAAGTAGTAAAACTAAAAAAAAGAATGGAAATGTTATATGAATATTTATTTCAAGTTGACTTGGAAACAAATCCTGATTATAATCCAATAACTGAATTAGTAAAACAATATGATGCAAATATTCATAATTTATTTATTTACTTATTTAATTATAATATGAGAATTGAAAGCAATTACGAGTTAAGTGAAGAATTTTTAAATACACAAATAGCTCAACTATATGAATATTTATTTAATGTGAATATCACAAATAATTTAGGTTTTAATCCAAATGGAAATGGAATAGTGATGGATACATTAAGAAAGAGGATACATGAATTATATAAATATTTATTTTCAGTTGATTTAGCATATAATCCAACCTTTAATCCAAATTAAATTCAATAAATATATTGTTTAATTTTTATTCATTATATATATATATATTATAATGAGTAAAACACCAATAACTGATTTAGTTGTAGCTGGTACATTATCATTAAATGGTAATGCAAATATATCAGGTGACATTGTATTGGGTAATACAACTTTAAATGAAAATACATTATCAACAATTGTAGGAAATCCAGGTAGTACAGGACCTACCGGTCCCGCTGGACCAGCCGGTTTACAAGGTAATCCTGGTCCTGCCGGTGCTGCTGGTGCTCCTGGTGCTCCTGGTGCGGCTGGTGCACCCGGTAATGAAGGTCCCGCTGGTCCTCAAGGTCCTCAAGGTATTGAAGGTCCAGTTGGTCCTCAAGGTATTCAAGGCCCAGCTGGTGGACCCACTGGTCCTATTGGTCCAACTGGTCCACAGGGCGATACTGGACCCGCTGGTGGTCCAACCGGTCCACAAGGTGATATTGGACCTCAAGGACTTCAAGGAATTCAAGGTCCACAAGGATTAGTTGGTCCTGCTGGTCCACAAGGTGATACTGGACCTGCTGGTATCAATGGTACTGATGGTGCAAATGGTGTAGATGGTGCAAATGGTCTAGATGGTCCACAAGGTGTCACTGGTCCAGTTGGTCCCACTGGTCCTTCCCGAATCTTACCTGTTCCAACAGGATGGGATTATCAAAATCCTCAAAATAATCCAGGAACACCTGGAGAAATATATTATGGATTTAATCCAATTGAAGGACAAAACACAACATACCAAAGAATCTTGTACATGTTCTTTCAATTACCCGATGATCCAGTTGGTGAATGGTTGGTAACAACATTTTCAACACCTTAAATATAATTATATTATTTAAATAAATTCCAATATTTAAATAATACGATAAATCTAGCATTATAAAGTGTATCTATAATTATATACATACACTTTGTGGATGTTTACAAACTCGGGCTCAGGAAGTAACCAAAACGGAGGCTTTTCCAACACAACTGGTTCAACCGGCTCAACTGGTCCAACCGGACCAACCGGACCAACCGGATCAACTGGAGCTACTGGACCAACTGGTCAAACAGGTTCTGCAGGTTCAACTGGATCAATAGGTCCAATTGGATTAACTGGTGATATTGGACCACCTGGAGAACAAGGCATACCTGGTGTAACAGGTCCTCAAGGAATTCAAGGAGAAATGGGACCTACCGGACCAAGTGGAATATTAAGTTCTAATTTTGAAAATGATATTTCAATGAATAAAGATTTACACGTTCTTGGTGATGTACAAGTTGATGGTATTACAACTTTAAATGGTGATACAACAGCAAAAGATGATCTAACTGTAGATAGAAAATTAATAGCAAGAGGAGGAACATTTCATGCTAGTGATGTTACTATGTATAAACGTCTTTTTGTACGTGATGATACAATGTTCTATGGTGATGCATATTATGATAGGTCAGTAACATACTATGGTAATGCAGAAGTTAGAGAAGATATGCATACATATGGTAATTTAATAGTAGATGGTAATTCAACTGTTGCTAACTTAAAAATTACAGGTAATTTAGATTTTGCAAATTTTGCATATGATTCAATTCTTGCAAATACCTCTACAATTACAACTATGGAAGGTGAAACATTAGATATATCATCTAATATTACCACTAAAAATATAGATACATCTAATATTCTTGTGAATGGTAATGCAAATGTTGAAGGTGATTTATCCGTTAATGGAAATGTTGCAATAAATAACAATTTATTTATAGAAAATGATTTAACCGTAAATGGAAGATTAAATGTTGAATTAGTAAATAATGAATATGTTATTAATACTACTACAACAGATTATGCATTTATTATTGCAGAAGATTTATCAGTAAATGGAAGAGTAGTAGTTACAGATGATGCAACAATGGGTGGCCGTTTGTTTGTAAATAACGATGTGTCAATGAATAAAAATTTATATATAAAAGAGAATTTAGAGGCAACTGTAATCAAATCGTCAGTTGCTACTGGAACTGCACCATTTGAGGTTAATTCACTTACACCTGTTACTAATTTACATATTGGTGGAAATGCGGCAACAGCATCTGCAGCAAAGCCCGGAAGTATATTAGATAATCGTATTGATAATATTAATAATGTAGTAACTGATTTATCAAACAGTCTAGATACTGAATCTTTACGTGCACAAATTGCAGAAGGTACATTGACTTCTTCTATTAATACATTGACAACTAATTTACAAGCTGTTGAAAATATTGCAAACAATAATAATGTAAACTCTGTTCAAGTTATAGTAGATCTATCTGGTAGATTTATAAATGAAGTAAACCGTTCAACGGGTGTAGAAAATAGATTAACAACAGATTTATCTGCTGAAATTATTCGTGCCACTACTGCTGAAGGAGTAAACCAATCTTTAACTATGGATGTTTCTTCTAATTTAAAGGACACTGTTACTTTTATGAATAATGTAATAATTAATGCAGTCAATGATAATACAGGTTTAATCGGTGATGTTTCTTATAATTTAAAAGATGAAATTACACGTGCAACAACTGAAGAAAATAGACTTGATGGAATAATTACAGATTTGTCATTTAATTTAAAGAATGAAGTTACAGCAGCTAGATACAATGAGGGGGAGAATACTTCATTGATACAAGATGTTTCTTCAAATTTAGCTGATGAGGTTGTACGTGCAACTACTGCTGAAGCTGCTAGTAATAGTTTAACTATGGATGTTTCTGCAAATTTAGAAGCATTAGCAAATACACTTAATAATAGCAATACTTATTCAACTGGTTTAACTTTAGATGTATCAAGTAATTTGAAAACTGAAGTAAACCGTGCTTTATCTGCAGAAAACGATATTGCAGTATTAGTTGCTGATGTGTCTTCTAATTTAAAGAGTAATATTGCAACTGTAAATGCATCTGTTCAAGAAAAAGCTAATAGAATTTCTCCAGAATTTACTGGACAACCCAAAGCACCTACACCAGCTAGTAGTTCTAATGATACACGAATTGCTACTACAGAATTTGTACAAAATCGTATAAGTGAATTGGTTAGTAATGCACCAGCCGCATTGGATACATTAAATGAATTAGCAGCAGCATTAAATGATGATAGTGATTTTGCTACAACAATTGCTACTAATATTGGTAATGTAAGTGATGATGTAATTGCAGAAAGAAATCGTGCTCAAGCAGAAGAACAAGCACTTAGAATGTTAACAATGGATGTTTCTAATAATATAGTAATTGCTGGATTTACATTTGATTCTAAAATTGCGAGTGAACGTGCATTTGCGAATGATGTTTCTAATAATCTTATGATAGAATCTAGTCGTGCAATTGCTGCTGAAAATGTAATAAATACATCTATAAATACATTAACAACAAATTTTAATAATAATCAAGCATTAACATTAGATGTATCTCTTAATTTATCCCAATTTGTTGATACTATTAATAACTCTAGTACTGATAATACTAATTTAATATTAGATGTATCTAGTAATGTTGATGCAGAAAAATTACGCGCAATGGCAGCAGAATCAAATAATTCTATTAATATTGGTAATTTAACAACACAATTAAATAATGAAGTTACTCGTGCACAAACAAAAGAAGCAGAAAACGAAGCATTAGCATTAGACGTTTCTAGTAATATTATTGTTGAGAAATATCGCGCAATTGCGGCAGATACCGAAACTAGAGCCCTTGTTGGCGACGTTTCTTCCAATATTGGTGTTGAAAAATCTCGTGCAATGGCAGCTGAATCTAGTAATACATTATTAACTAATGATGTTTCATTAAATTTATCTTCAGGAATAGCAAGTCTTAATACTCGTATGTCTACAAAAGCTGACCTTGATACACCTGCATTTATTGGTATTCCAACTGCACCAACTGCTATTAGTACAACAGATAATACTCAAATTGCTACTACAGCATTTGTACAAACCCGCATTAGTGAAATATTAAATAATGCACCAACTGCATTGGACACATTAAAGGAATTATCAGCAGCATTAGGTGATGACAGTAATTTCTCTACAACAATTAGTAATCAAATTGGTACAATCACTAATAATTTATCAAATGAATCGGCTAGAGCTACAACAGAAGAGGCTTTACTTGAAGCATTAATTAGTGATCTATCTGGAAATTTAAAATTAGTTGCTGATTTGGTAAATTCTAATAGCAGTGTAAGTGATAGCAAGGTATTAGATGTATCACAAAACTTGGCAAATGAAATTATTCGTGCTACTAATGCTGAAAGTACATTAACTTCATCAATTAGTTCATTTACTAGTTCATTGAACAGTGAAATTTCTCGTGCGATTGCTGCAGAAACAACTATCAATAATTTAACATTAGATGTTTCTAATAATATTGTTGTTGAAAAATACCGTGCGATTGCTGCAGATAATCTTACTAGAGGTATAGTTGATGATGTATCTAGTAATATTGTTGTTGAAAGAAATCGTGCTATAGTTGCGGAAACTAATAATACTGCATTAATCAGCGATATTTCTGCTAATTTAAAGGATACAGTTAGTTTTATTAATAATACAGTTGTTAATGCTGTTAATAGTAATAGTACATTAATTGATGATATTTCCAGTAATTTATCCAGTATTGCGGGTAATACAAATAATAGTTCTGTTATCATTGCCGATCTATCTAGTAATTTAGCTAGTGAAATTACACGTGCTACTGCAGCTGAAGGTGAGAATAGAACATTAATAGTTGATGTTTCTAGTAATTTGTCCACTAATGTAAGTACTATTAATACTGCTATTTCCACAAAATCTGATATTGCATCACCTGAATTTACTGGTGTTCCCAAAGCACCAACAGCCGTTAGTTCTGTTAATACAGATCAAATTGCTACTACAAAGTTTGTACAAACACGTATTAGTGAAATATTGGATAATGCACCTACTGCACTAGATACATTAAATGAGTTAGCCAGTGCATTGGGTAATGATGGTAATTTTTCTACAACAATTACTACATTCATGGGTGATGTCTCTTCTAACTTAGCTACTGAAAAATCTCGTGCTGAAACCGAAGAAGCATTACTTGATGCGTTGATTAGTGATTTATCTGGAAACTTAAAAACAGTTGCTGATTTGGTTAATTCAAATAATAATAGCAGTAGTAGTTTGGTATTAGATGTATCATCTAATTTAGCTGACGAAATTACACGCGCTACTGCAGCTGAAACCACTAATTCTACCAATATTACTACTGTTACTGCTAATTTAGCTAGTGAAATTACGCGTGCAACAAATGCAGAATCTACTATTAATTCTTTAATTAATGACATTTCAAATAATATTTTAAATGAAAAATATCGTGCTACTGCAGCAGAATCTGCAAATAGAGCATTTACTAATGATGTTTCTAGTAATATTGTAATTGAAAAACAAAGAGCACAAGCTGCTGAAACAGCTAATGCTGCAAATATTACGTCTCTTGATAATAAAATAACCATTGTTACTAATAATTTAACTACTGAAGTAACACGTGCTACTAATGCTGAAAATTCAAATACTGCATTAATTAGTGATGTTTCTAGTAATTTAGCTAGTCTTGTAAGTAATATAAATTCTGATAATAATACTTCTGTTATTGCTGATTTATCTAGTAACTTAGAAAGTGAAATTACGCGTGCTACTAATGCAGAATCTGCCAATACAACATTAGTAAATGATGTTTCTAGTAATTTATCAACTCATGTAAATACTATTAATACTGCTATTGCTACAAAATCTAATATTGCATCACCTGAATTTACTGGTGTTCCCAAAGCACCAACAGCTGTTAGTTCTGTTAATACAGATCAAATTGCTACTACAAAGTTTGTACAAACACGTATTAGTGAAATATTGGATAATGCACCTACTGCGCTAGATACATTAAATGAGTTAGCCAGTGCATTGGGTAATGATGGTAACTTTGCTGGAACAATTTCAACATTAATGGGTGATGTTTCTTCTAACTTAGCTACTGAAATATCGCGTGCTACAACTGAAGAAGCATTACTTAATGCATTAATTAGTGATTTATCTGGAAACTTAAAGACTGTTGTTGATTTGGTTAATTCAAATAATAGTAGCAGTAGTAGTTTGGTATTAGATGTATCATCTAATTTAGCTGACGAAATTACACGCGCTATTGCAGCTGAAACCACTAATTCTACCAATATTACTACTGTTACTGCTAATTTAGCTAGTGAAATTACGCGTGCAACAGAAAAAGAAGCTTCTAATAAAGCATTAATATTAGATGTTTCTAACAATATTGTTGTAGAAAAATATCGTGCTATTGCTGCCGATAATGACACTAGAGGTTTAATTACTGATTTATCTAACAGTTTAACTAGTGAGAAAAATCGTGCATTAGTTGCTGAATCAGCCAATTCTTCTTTAACTTTGGATGTTTCTTCTAATTTAGATACATTAAATACCGCTGTTAGTAATATTAATACAAATTCTAATGCATTAACTTTGGATGTTTCTTCTAACTTAAATGATACTGTTAATTACGTGAATAATACGGTTGTTACTTCAGTTACTGCTAATACTGCATTAATAGGTGATGTTTCTACTAATTTAGCTGCTGAAGTTAGTCGTGCAACAGTAGCAGAAACTGCTAATACTGCATTAATTGGTGATGTTTCTAGTAATTTAGCTAATCTTATAAATAATATAAATACTGATAATAATACTTCTGTTATTGCTGATTTATCTAGTAATTTAGCTACGGAAGTTACACGAGCAACTACTGCCGAAGGTGCTAATACAACATTAATTGGCGATGTTTCTTCTAATTTAGCTTCAAGCATTGTAACTATTAATAATAGTATATCAACAAAAGCTAATCTTGATTCTGCCGCATTAATTGGTATACCAACTGCACCTACAGCTTCTAGTACTACAGATAATACTCAAATCGCTACTACTGCATTTGTACAAACACGTATAAGTGAAATATTAGATAATGCACCTGTTGCATTAGATACATTAAAAGAATTAGCAGCTGCATTAGGTGATGATAGTAATTTTTCTGCAACAATTAGTACTCAAATTGGAACATTAACTACTAATTTAGCTAATGAAACTACGCGTGCAACAACAAAAGAAGGATTAATTGATGCATTAATTCAAGATGTTTCTGGTGATTTAGTTACATTAACAACTGTAGTTAATAATCTTACTACTAATTCTAATGCATTAACATTAGATATTTCTGCTAATTTATCTGCCGAGATTACACGTGCGGGTGCAGCAGAAGTTGTTAATACTGCATTAATTAGTGATGTTTCTGCTAATTTAGCTGCAGAAATTACACGTGCAGGCACAGCAGAACTTGCTAATACTACATTAATTAGTGATGTTTCTGCTAATTTAGCTGCAGAGATTACACGTGCAAGTACTGCAGAATCTACAAACGCAACAGTAATTAGTGATGTTTCTGGTGATTTAGTTGCATTAACAACTGTAGTTAATAATCTTACTACTAATTCTAATGCACTAACATTAGATGTCTCTGCTAATTTAGATAGTGAAGTTAGTCGTGCTCTTGCTGCTGAAGGTGCTAATACAACATTAATTGGAGATGTTTCTTCTAATTTAGCTTCAAGCATTGTAACTATTAATAATAGTATATCTACAAAAGCTAATCTTGATTCCGCTGCATTAACCGGTATACCAACTGCACCAACTGCTTCTAGTACTACAGATAATACTCAAATCGCTACTACTGCATTTGTTCAAACACGTATAGGTGAAATATTAGATAATGCACCTGTTGCATTAGATACATTAAAAGAATTAGCTGCTGCATTGGGTGATGATAGTAATTTTGCAACAACAATTAGTACTCAAATTGGAACATTAAGTACTGATCTAGCTAATGAAACTTCACGTGCAACAACAAAAGAACTTTTAATTGATGCATTAATTCAAGATGTTTCCGGTGACTTAGTTTCTTTAACAAATGTAGTTAATAATCTTACTACTAATTCTAATGCATTAACTTTGGATGTATCTGCTAATTTGGATACTGAAAAAACTCGTTCAATTGCTGCTGAATTAAAACTAACAAATGATTTGTCTGGTGAAATTATTCGTGCAACTACTGCTGAATCAGCAAATACAACAATAACTAATAGATTAACTACTGATTTATCTGGTGAAATTACACGTGCAATCGCGGTTGAAAATGTAAATCTTGCTTTAATTAATGATATATCATCAAATGTTGGTTCCATAACTACAAATATTGCAACAAAAGCTGATATTGTATCACCATCTTTTACAGGAATTCCTATTGCACCAACCGCTGCTAGTTCAGTTAGTACCGGACAAATCGCTACTACTGCATTTGTACAAACACGTATAAGTGAAATATTAGATAATGCACCTGTTGCATTGGATACATTAAAAGAATTAGCTACAGCATTAGGTAATGATAGTAACTTTTCTGCAACAATTAGTACACAATTGGGTACATTAACAAGTGATTTAGCAAATGAAACTACTCGTGCAACAACAAAAGAAAACTTAATGAATGCATTAATTACAGACCTTTCAGGTGATTTAACTTCATTAACTAATGTTGTTAATACTCTTAACACAAATGCTAATTCATTAACTTTGGATGTTTCTGCTAATTTAGCTGCTGAAATTACACGTGCTACTGCTGCTGAGAGTGCTAATACTACAACTACTAACAGAATAACTACTGATTTATCTGGTGAAATTACTCGTGCTATTGCGGCAGAGAGCGCAAATACAACATTAATAGGTGATGTTTCTTCTAATTTGGCTGCTGAAATTGTAAGAGCAAGAAATGCTGAAACAACTAATGCCACAACTATAAGTGATGTTTCTAGTAATCTTGATACTATTAGTACGACTGTTTCAACAAAAGCTAATATTGCATCACCCGCATTTACTGGTATACCAACTGCACCTACTGCAGCCAGTACAGTTAATAATGTTCAAATTGCTACAACTGAATTTGTTCAAACACGTATTGGTGAAATATTAAATAATGCACCTGTTGCATTAGATACATTAAAAGAACTAGCTGCGGCATTGGGTGATGATAGTAATTTTTCTGCAACAATTAGTACTCAAATTGGTAATTTATCTTCTGATATATCTACAGAAACATCTCGTGCAACCACAAAGGAGAACTTAATAGATGCATTGATTACAGATATTTCTGGTGATTTAGTTGCATTAACAACTGTAGTTAACAATCTTACTACTAATTCTAATGCGTTAACTTTGGATGTTTCAGCTAATTTAGCTAGTGAAGTTACACGTGCAAAAGCTGCTGAAATTGCTAATACTGCATTATCAACTAGATTAACTACTGATTTATCTGCTGAAATTGTTCGTGCAACTATTGCTGAATCAGCAAATACAACAATAACTAATAGATTAACTACTGATTTATCTGGTGAAATTACACGTGCAATCGCGGTTGAAAATGTAAATCTTGCTTTAATTAATGATATATCATC